CTCAAAACGGTTCATCGTGGCGTTCAGCTGCTCGCACCACTTGTCGGCCATCGCCTGGGTGCAGATGCCGGATGCGACAAGCTCTTCTTTACTGACTTCCATTTCCTTTCCCCTGTGAGGTTGATTTTATGTCGATGATTTTTTCCAGCGTGCGACCGCCGAAGTAGAAAGACATGATCAACATGCCCCACTGGCCAAGGAGCTCGACGTAGGCCTTGTTTGTGTCGATGTCGAAGGCCGACATCATTGCGAAGGTGAAATAACCGCCCAGGATCGCGATTAGCGTCATAGGGCGAATATTCTTGCTCAACCAGGAGTCCGACTTCATGTCGTTTTCCTGGCGCTTGGTGAGCTCTTGCTGCTCCTGCATGTCGGCCTGCATCTTGGCCAGCTCGCCGCTTTGCTGCAGCTCAAGGAGCTTGAGTTTTGCCGCCTCGGCAGCGGTCGCGTCGGGGAAGATCTTGTCAATGATCTTGGAGCCGATGTTTAGGATGTCGAGTATTGGGAGCATGCTTATCTCACTTGATTAAAGCTCTGGCCGCGACGGTCAGGATGTCGTGAACAAAATCTAAGTCGTCTGGTTTTGATTTCCAGCCGAGCGTGATCTGTCCGATGAATTGATTGATCTCTGGCGGTACGCTGATGCGGCATGTGTAGGTGATGCCCTTGTACATGTACCAAAGCCCAATCTCTGACTGGGGGCGCTTGTACTCACTGCACGGCACCTTGCTGGCGATCAGATCGATGACGTCGATGTTGTTGGCGCTGTTTGATGTGAACAGCCCAACATCGATACCCTCGACCTTTGCTTCCCTACCACCCTCGCGCTGATACGCACGCACGCTCACGCGTTTGTTGAGCATTGCGTCGACGGCAAAGATGGCGACGACCTCGGCCTTAAGCTCTTTCATCAAGAGCGCCGAGACGTCATCGAAGCGCGACTCGTTGAGCTTGGGGAGTTCGCGCTGCTTCATGTAGACGCTCAAGAACACGCCCTGATTGACGTATGCGAAGTGGCCGATAAATCCGACCACAGCCAGAAGTAAAACGACCAGGAGCTTGAAGGGGCTGTCGATGTAGGTCAGGACGCGCATTACAGCGTCTTGATTCACTGAGCCGCCTTGTTGCCTCTTCACTTGCCGGTTGCCACTTTGGAGACAATGCCAGCCCAGACGGCCGCAGCTAGTGCTACGACGCAGACGGCAACAAACGCGAGGAAGCCGTGGTCAGCTGCCTTGCGCATCTTGCGTCCGAAGCGAAGGTCTTCTCTGAAGTCTTCGACTGACTCGGGCTTGTCAATGTCAACGCCGAGAATCGCGAACACTTTCTTGACCGCTCTATCTGCTGCGTCCTGACATGTTGGGTTGTTGTCGCATGTGCTCATCACCGCCTTTCCTATTCACGTTTCTCAATCAGTTGCTGTTTTCTCTATGCCGTAGGCGTAGGGAATGGCAACCACTCCTGAGCGGGATCGTCCCAGATGTATTGGTTGCCATCATCGGGGTAAGGGATCGGCGGCGCCCATTCCCAAGAAGGACCTGAAAGCGTCCAGCTATTAAACGGTCCGTACTGATTTTCAGGACGCGGAGCATAGAAGACGTCATTAACCGCGTCGTATGTATACCCGATGCCGGCATAGTTAGCTCGCAAAGCTTTTGATTGATCTGGCGAGCGAGTCTGGCTATTTAGGTCGTAATGAACCCCGCCGCGTGTGTTGTACGAAGTCTTAATCCACTGGAATGGATCGCCCAATGCGCCAGACTGAATGAATGCTGCATCAGCTGTCACTACTTCTTCGACAATTCCTTTGCCGTCTGTGATTGTCGGCACTTTTGCATAGTGGCCCATTTGCTTCTCCTAATTAACTAACCGTGAACGTGCCAGATGAGGTGAACGAGTGAACCCAGTACGTTTGACCGTTAATTGTCGAAGAGGTCACTGTCCCGCCAGTGGCTTGCTGAGTCGCGCTTGTGTAAGAAAATATGACGACGCCAGAACCACCGCTTCCCGCCGCTCTATTTATCGCTCCGTTCAAGCCTCCGCCGCCACCCCCGCCGGTGTTCGCCAAGCCGTTTTGACTTGCTTGGTTATATCCACCTCCGCCACCTTCTCCGCCGTTTCCAGGGCCCGACTGGTTGGTATCCGCACCACCTCCACCTCCACCGGCGTAGTAGGCGCCAGTGCCAGTGATATTGCTATAAAGCCCTCGTCCGCCACTCCCAGCGGCGTTTGCTCCATTGTTCCCACCGCCTTGCCCGCCCGCCCCTCCGCCTGCCGCATAACCGTATGAAGCAGAACCGTCAGTAGAGCCGCCGTTGTAGCCTTGTCGTGGTGGGCCTGCAGTGCCAGAACCTCCGGTTCCCGTCCATGCGCCTCCCCCAGATCCACCCGAGTTTCCGTTCCCGCCGCCACCACCACCGCCTCCAACGCAAGTGATCGTGGTTATTCCTGTGCCAGAGATGGTTGTATTGGACCCGTTGTTCTTGCCTGCAGCGCCGCCTCCACCAATAGTGACCGTATATGAAGCGCCGGGGGTCAGAGAAATAATGTTGGTGAGAAGACCACCCGCACCACCACCCGACGCACTACCGCCTCCGCCACCTGCAACGGCAAGAAAGTTTGCGTTCAATGAGCCACCACCCCCGAGATCTTTCCAGGATGAGCTCGCTGCGTCGTAATACTCTGGCTTATTGGTTGTTGAGTTTGCGCGGATCATCCCGGCCGCACCTGTAGGACGTTCTGCCGTCGTGCCTACAGGAATGGTGAGCGCCTGCGGTCCTAGTGTTGTCTGAGCCATTTCAATTTCCTTTTACAAGTTCTTCCAAGTCGCGCTGACCGAGTCGTACCACTCGACTTTGCCCGTCGTTGAGTTGTATCGAATCATTCCAAAGGCGCCCGCTGGTCTTTCTGCGGTTGTGCCTACTGGAAGATTCAATGCCTGTGGTGCAAGAGTCGTTGCGGCCATGTCACTCTCCCTTGAGTGCCTTCACTTCAGCACGCAATTCCTTGATCGCTTCGATGATCGGAGCGACCAACCGGTCATAGCGAACCGTTAGATATTGAGCATCAATTGGGGCGGCAACGACAAGCTCCGGGAATACGGCCTGGACTGATTGAGCCGACACGCCGACCTCACGCTCTGCTTTGTAGCCAAGTGCCTGAGCGGTCTCGTTAGCCTCGTAATAGAAAGTATCTATCGCGCAAATCTTGTCGAGTGCGCTCTCAAGGTTGCCGAGCTTGGTTTTTAAGCGCTCGTCCGAGTAGTTCGCAACGATATTTCCGGTTGCGCGTACTTCGCCGCCGTTTGTGATGCGCAGGCGCTCGGTAGGCCCAGCGCCACCGTCAGGCGTCGTCGCAAACGCGAGCCCTGTCGGCATATCGTTGGTGCCAGGAGTCGCCTCAATCGAGGCGTATATGGCAGCGCCTTGGAGATAGGCTGCGCCGTCGTAGCCCCGGAAGGCAACAGTCCCAAGAATGTCGTTGTTCTGAACGACTGCACCCGCGCGATCCTTGTCTAGCAAGACATAGCTTGCGTTTGCGTCGCCTGTCTTGTTGCGGTTGATCATTTGCGGGTAGTAGGCAGTACTTGAAGTGACGCTGAACGTGTTAGCCGTCACATCCACGCCGCTAGAGGTAATGCGCATTTTCTGCGTGCCTAAAACGGCAAACGAGTAATCGCCAGCACCAGTGCGGTATAAGCCGCTGCCAGTCTCATTCACAAATGCAAGACCTGGAGCGCTGACTGTGCCGTCAACGACGCGCAGAGCTGCGGTCATGCCGCCTTCGCCATCACGCGAGAGCGAGTCGGTCATCGCGCTGGCAAGGTCGCCAAGCGTGTCGTTAGCCCATGTGGACTCGATTAGGGTGCCGGTTACTACTGGGTTTCCAGCTGGCAGTGTGTAGGTGCCTGATGCGTTGCGTGGCATTTCGTTTCTCCTTTAATTTCCAACCGACATGCCGAAGTTGCGAAGCGCCGGCACAAGATATTGACTTCCGTATTGACGTATTCCTGCTTGACCAGGTAGGTCGCCCATCAAAAAGCGCTGCCCGGTTTTTGTACCAAGTAATGCAGTAGCGCCCATGTCACCGAGGATCATGGGACCCCCGAATCCAATAAAGGGAGCAAGCTTTTCTGCAGTACCTGGTCCGACATCTGGCAAGCGATTCCCGAGAACACGCTCGGCACGCAGAACCTCTGCTTGGTTCAGCGCGTTGCCGCCTGAGAATGCAGATTTGTTTGGTGTGCGATCACCTGCTTTGATTGAGTTAAGCATTTGCCCTGGGGAAACCATCTCGGCCTTCTGAGCTCCCAGGCTGGCATTAGCACGCTGCAGCTGGATGAAGCTTGCATAGGCCTTATTAATGTCTGCAGCCTGATCAGCAACCTCGGGCGGCAAGCCGCGCATACGCAGCTGTTCAATCGAACTGCGCAGATCCTTGAGGGCTTCTGCTGCCTCGGCATCGCCGCGGCCATACGCTGTCTTAATGCGTGTATCGAGCACATCGATCGCTTGCTTAACCGACTCTGGCCGCGTGGCGGCATGACCAAGCTGAGTGTTTACAAACGGCTGACCGGACGCGTTACTGATTGGGCTGAGTGACGTTGTTGTCTCTGTGCCCTTGCGAAGGATGTCGTCTGCCTGTCTAAAAGCCGCTTCGACATCGTCTGCTATGCGCGGGAAGTAATTTTTAGTGCTCTCCAGAATGTTTGCTGTCTGGTTTGCATAGACGTCATCAACTGGGATCCCGCGCCCCTTGTAAAGCGCGTCGTAGGCATCATTAAAACGGCCGCGTAGGCCGTTAATAGCGTCCGAGCCAGAAAGCTTCACAGGGCTGTTTTCCCAGCGCAGCACGTTGCCGACGTCATCAAGCACAGGCTTGGGCGGTGTTGCAATTTCAGCCAGGCGTTTGTTAAAGCTTTCAAATGCCGAGCGCTCTTGCCCGCGAATGATGTCGCCAGCGATCGGGAGAACTTTGGCTCGCTCGGACAAATTGCGCACAAGGCCGCTGTCGGTGCCTTTCCACATCGGAACGAAGACACCGTCGTCCATCAGATGGCGGGCGTCAGGCGTAACCCTATTGGAAATCATGCCACCTAGAGTTTTTGTCAACGCTCGCCCCGCGACGTCACCAATGGCACCGCCTGCAGCACCGGCTATTGCACCGCCTACGCGATCGTCAGGCGTGGTAAGGGCGTTAATGGCACCGCCGCTAATCGCAGCCGCTCCGGTTGTGCTGCTTGGGATGAATCCAAGAGCTCGAGGCAACATGCGACCGCCAGCCTGAACGGTCTGCATACCCTTTGCACCAGGCACCAAGGTCAAGCCAACCTCGCCGGCGATATCTCCAGCAGTGCCCCAGCCGCCTGCTTCTTTGACAAAGGCGCGACCTTGCGCGACATCGTCAGCCATCTGCTTGTTTGATGGCAGTGTCAGTCCAGTAAACTTGGCTATTGAACTGTCGTTGATGTAATCGCGAACACCGTCGGGCAGGATGTCAGGCACCAACGACCCTACGCCGTAGGCTGCACGGTCAAAGGCGCTCTTGGCGCCCCCGAGCACCTTCATGACGGGGTTCATCTCTTTGACGTTGTCGCCGCCTGCGAACTGCGCAGCTTTGGCTGCTTGTGGGTTGGCATTCAGAAGCTCTAACAAAGCGGGATCGGTTACGGCCCCGCCGCCTCCGTTGAGCTGCTCGAGCAATGCTGGATCGGTTACGGGTCTAACCATGCTTCACTCCTCGTACCACTGGCCACCACGATTAACGTAGTTCTTGCCGTTGATCGTTTTGCGTGTCTCGCCGCCAGCTGCGGGAGCTTGTGGTCCTGATTGAGGCGTCGGCATTGCCGATCGCCCTTGTGCGTCGCGAAGGACTCCAGAACCGTAGTTCTGTGTCGTGGAATGAGCCCAGTCGCGAGCCGCCTTGAGCTTTTGAATGACAACCTGTGGAGGGTCATCCTGGTTGGGGATGAATGTGTTGGCGCGGGCCTGTTCGCCAAGCGAAAGCGCTGCACCGTAGAGGCTGCTGATTTCTTGCGCTGCCGAGCGCAATACGTCTGTGCGAGCCTTCATCGTCTCAGGTGGCAACAAGATCTCTGCTGCACGACCTTGTGCAAATTGTGGAAGCCGCGAGACGCCCTGGGCAACCATGCCAAAGGCTTCAGGGTTCTTTTCTACCTGCGCAAGAATCGCATCAGAGCGTCTTACCGAGCCAAGCGCATCCTGCACGGCCTGCACGTTCTTGTCGTAGGTGCCGGTCGGGATAATGTTTTGACTGTAAGGCGTGTAGCTTGGCCCGTTCGGACCACTCTCAACGACGTAGGTCTGGCCGGTGCGATTGCTTACAACGGGCTTTCCTTCTGGCGTTCGACCAGCTTGCGTGAACGTATTCTCTGTGGCCAGTCGACGCAAAGCCTGCGTGTTCGATGTCTGCAGCGCCAGGTTGAGCGCCGTGTCTTTTCGACGTTGATCGCTTTCTTCTTCCTGGAACGGATCTTTGATGACTGTGCCGTCCTCGGTGATCCACCCAGCGTTGCCCAGGCGTTGCGGGCCGCGTGCTTTCATCGCGTCCTCCGCTAGTGCGCTACCCATCCCAGAGACGCGTTTGTCGCCGGCAAGCGAAGCTGCCAGAGCCATCGGGAGCATGCCAGCACGCTGCTGACGATCAGCCATCAGCATTTGCTTCTGCTCGGGCGTCAGCTGCTGGACCGGCACGTTTTGCTGGTTAGCTGTAATGAAGTTGTACACACTCACCGGGTCTTCGGGGTTGTAGAGTCCTCGAGCATTCGGGAGCGCCGACTGGGGTGGCTGAGTTGTATTCATTGCTGTAGTTCCTTGCGACTGCTGCGGCCGTGGAGTCGACGGCACGTTTCCGGGTCTGTTCTGTGCTTGCTTGTAAAATTTTTCAAAGTCATATGGATCGTCTTCAGAGTCAAAGACTCTTCCATCGCTCAGTACATTTGCTTGATTGGCGCGAATCAAAAAGTCATTCACCGCATAGCCCGAAGGATTTGCGTTTATTCGATTTGGTCTTGCTGCGAAATCCTGTCTCAATTCATTGAGGCCACCTGCACGACTTAATAGCCACCCAGCAACACCTTCAGGCAAATATCCACCGTCAAAAGGCGCTATTGGCACTTGTGATTTGAAACTTGTAGGGCGTGATTGCCCTACATTGGGCGGCAAGGTTCCTGCCTGCGCCGCTGGAATCATCTTGCTGACTAAAGAATCAATAAAACCTTGACTCTGTTTGGGTTGAGGGTAGGTGCTTGACGGCAAGCTTGCCCACACGCTGCCAGTCTTATTAACCGCTGTCTTAAAGTCCCCCTTCTGCAAGTCAGGAAGCACGCCGCGCTGATGAAGCAGATACAGGGCGCCCAGATCTTGGCTCTCTGGTCCAAAGTCAGACAGCCCCAAGGCCTTGGCGGTCTCATCCCAAGTGTTGGATAAGAATTGGTACTTTCCTGCCGCACTTGTGTAATTAGTCTTGCCGTCTGTTTGTTTGAACGGCTTCAGATAGCGTGGATGATCCGTAATATCGTCAAGTCGACCGCCACCAAACGCGGTGTAGTAACCGTGCTGAGTGGTGCCTTCGGCGCCAGGGATCACAACATCAAGAAAATGCCTGACGTTGGGATCTTGTCCGTATGCCCGAAGTTGATCGACAAGCGCTTGGTTCATTTAATACCCGCCGTAGTAGTCAATTTCGTGTGGCGTATACGAGGTCATAGGAGCCGTGACAGGTGGGCTTTGCGGAGTGACTGGGTAAGACTGAGCAACACCTGGTGTTGCGGCACCCGCCGCAGGCGCTCTGCGCAAAGCTTCTGCAATCATCTTTGCCGTGTTCATGCGCTGCTGGTTGTTTGCGTCCATGATTGAACCGTACTTGTCCATAAGACTCTTGTTCATGTACGCGCCAGCGAGCTGCGATCCCATCTGAGCCAGGCCTTCCATCGGATCGGTACGACCAACCACGCGGCCGTTGCTGCGCTCTTTGATCTGATTCATCTGGGGCAGCATGTTTGCAAAGCGCTGCATGCCGCCCAGTGTGTTCATGCGCTCGCCTGGATCCTCAATGCCGGCCATCGCTGCAGCCTGCTCGGGTGTTAAATAGCCATTCATTGGAATTGCGCCGGCCATATCAAGCCTCCATCAGTAGTTTGTAATTAACCATCAAGTAGCCGTTCTGATGGCGCTTGACCAAGTCAGGACGAATCTTCTGCACTTCTTGAGCGATTGGGCCGATGTGCTCGGTGTTGCTGCCCAGGTACTTAAACAAATAGAGCGGAATGCCTTGCGCTTCGCCAACGCGCTTGATGATTTTCTTCAAGCGTGAGTCAGAGAATGCGAACATCGCGGCGCTACCAAGTGAACCGCCAAGACCAAATAGACCGCTTGTGAAGCTGTTCGCGCTTTGGTTCTGCGCGTTGAACGCATCCAGCTGTGCCTGTCCCTGCAGCTGTGCCGCCGGGAGATATTGCGTTGGCTGTGAGGCCGCTGCGCCGTTGAATTGCGGCATGCTTGGCATCTGCACTTGCTGCCCGCTCAAGAGCGCATTCATCTCATTGAGAGACATCTGGCGCTGCATCATCTGCTCTGTGATTGCTTGCTGGCGAAGCTTGTTCTGGTACTCAGATATGGTCATATCCTGACCAAATCTATCCTTCGAGACGTTGTTGTTAAAGCCGGTCGTGTTGATGTCCATGCCCTGCTGGTTTTGCCGCGCAGTATTCTCAAACTGTCCTTCTGCGATCTGCATATTGAGCAGGCGCTGCATCTCGTTGCCGCCCATCTCCAGAGCGTTGAAACGCTCGCGCGATTGCTGATCACCGAGACGCTGTGATGCGCGGTTGTAGGCCTCCGATCCAGCCGTGATGCCCATGTTTGCAAGCTTGGCGTCTAGAGCTGTTTGCTGCTGATCGTGAATCGGACGCATACGATCAAACAGTGCATTCTCGATGCGCATGCGCTCTGCAGGATTTGCTGACATATCGAGGTCAGTCTGCAGGCGCGGAGCTGTGCCAACACGATCAAACTGTGTAGCTTCTAGTGATTTACCTTTGTCTGGTAACCCTGACCAATCAAACGGCTTGGACATGTCGCCCTGCACCCGATCCATGAAGCTGCGTGCAAGCTCGCTTCTGTCTCCCTGGAGCGCGATCTGAGAGTCAAGTGCTCGCTGCGCTTCTGGATTCAGGGTCGTGGTCTGAGTCCAATTGTCCTGTCCCTCAAATTTGCTGCGATCGGGCATTGCCATGCCGTAGGAGCCCTCGGTGCCGGGCGTATAGATATCGGACCCGCCCGAATCACCGCCACCACCGTAACTCCAGCTTCCTGGGGTTGCAGGCTTGTAAGACGCCTTGTAATCGGCCATTGCCTTGTCATACCCAGCCTGGTCGAACGTCTTGTTATTCGTCCAGGTTTGGCTTCCCCAGGGCGTGTACTGATTGGGTCGGTTGGCCGCTGTCTGAGCTCGAATGGCCTCAAGCGAGGACTGCCCTTGCTTCTCAGCTGCAGCCGTATAGTCAGGAGCTGGGGGCGCTGAACCTTTGCCACCACCGCCGCAGATGTAGCCGCCGCCGAGCTTTCGCTGGGTAGCGCAGTCACCAAAGGGTTCGCCGTGAGCGTAGAGCTCTCTACGCGACCATTCTTTCTTCATGCTCGTTCTCCTGTATCCAGCGGCACTCGTCTTTGTCCATTGCGAAGACGACTAGATCGCCGCCGTTTTCATGCTGACCTTCAAGTCGCAAAAGCTCTTTAAAACCCAAATGGCGATCAAATTTCATCGCCTGCCCGTTCTTGCTGTTGACGATGCCAAGCACCGTCTGCAAACGAAGCTGGTTGAATGGATAGTCAAACGCAGCCCACAACAGCTTGCGAGGAGCTCTACGCGTTACTAAGTTCACAACGTGCATCTGACAAGTTTTGCCAACGAAACCCGTGTATCCGACAACCCATTCAACCTGCTGTTCATCATTGATCCAGACCAGCGCCTGCATATCTGCACATGGCTGCACGCCGGCCTTTTCAAACAAGATGCCGGCTGCTGTCCTGCGTTCTGCGTCGGTGCGTGCGCTAACCAGCATCACATCACCCCGCCAGTCTGATACATCACATTGCTCGATACATAGACGGTCCCTGGGTCGCCTTTTACCGACAAACGCAGCGAGCCGTAGTAGCCCATGTTCTGCACGCCAACCCAAGCGGCATAAGTATTCATTGAGCCTGACCAGGAAGCCTCATCCCATACACCCTCATCCCAGTTGGCTCCCACTGTCGCGTTAAAGCTTGGAGAGGAATAAATCGGGTTGAAGCTGTACTCGACGTTCATTTGAGCCTGGACGGCAGGTGGGTTAGCGCCGATCAGGATCGGGCGAGCCATGCCAAAAATCTTCAGGTTCGCCGGGGCCCCAAATGCGTTAAAGCCGCCCTGGCACTGGCCGACAACATACGTTCCACCGACGCCATTGATGTCCATGCCGTCGCGCTTTACGTTTAGTCCAAGCTGGACATTTCCGTCTTCATCTCCGAAGTACAGCTGGCCGTTGAAGGTCTTGCTGCAGTTAATCGGCATGCCGGTGAACGTGCTCCAGGCGCCGGTCTGAATAAACATGACGTACTGCGTGTAATTGCTTGAGTCTCGCGGAACCTTAACCATCAAGACATCGTTGTCCTCGATGAGACCGAGCTCCCAAATTGGCTCGTCGATCAATCGCGAAACAAGAGGAGAAAGAACTGGAGCAATTGGCGCCGACAATACGTTGTAGGTATTGGCGACTTGGCCGTTGACCATCTTCGATAATGGCAACAACCCGAGCTCAGTCAGAATGAATAATTCGCCGCCGTATTCGGTGAAGAATCGATCACCTAAGGGTGGCCGTCCGATGTACCAAATGCCCTTGAGCTGAAAAGTAGCTGGATCATCTGGGTCGGTTCCCTGGTAGACGATGACGTCACCCTGCGAGCCAAAAAAGACCAAGTAATCATCGATGTCGATGCCGGCGTTGTATGTCCAATTGACCATTGCTACGATCGAGCCACCACGCTGCATCAATGGTCCAAGATCGAGCTCAGTGGCCGCGCCCTGGAGTGCGTTAGGAGCAAGGTAGTAGACCTTGGCCGTGCCGTTTGCACCAAACCAAAGGCGGCGCTTCCATGCTGCAATCGATCCAAAGGTGCCAGTTAGGCCGGTTACAGCTGCAGCGCGATCAGTCCATCCAGTTGTCGAGTCGTATGTCCAGTAGCCGCCCGATGGGCTGGTCATGCAAAGATAGTTCTCGGTAGCACCCGAGAACATCAACGAGCTCCAGATTCCATCGGTAGAGGTTGTTGTCTCTTCGGGCAATGGGGAATCGACAGCTGTCGTGACGTCAAATATCTCAGCGCCAACGGCTGCAAATAGCTTGCTGTTGAGCGGGTTCTGAGCAAGATACGGCATCAACGACGCAACCGCACCGCCAAGCCCGATTGCATGCTTCTGGTAGCCACCGCGCAGCTGTACACCAGTAGGCCGCGCAACAAAGTTATTCAGGACTACAGCGTCCTTCGGATCCAGCGTAATAAACGAGTCGCGATAGTTCAGCCCCTGGGTAGGAGCGAGCAAGGCCGCGACCTGGTGGTTGCGAGCTTGCGCCGCACGCCGTGGCGTCTTGTACATTGCGAGAGGTACAAGAGGCATCAGTAGCCCACTCCACCGTAGCCCGTGTCAGGAGCATTAGTTGCTGTATTCAAATACGGGAAGGCCAGCGTCTGGGCCATGTTCAGCACCTGAGCGCCGACGTCATTGCCCTTGCGGTTCTCGTAGTTGACCTGGAAGTCACGCATAGCGACCGCAGAGTCAAAGCCTTTCATCTCAAGCCATTTCACTCGAGTGAGAAGCTTCATCAAGTAGCCGTCCATCAAGATGGTGTCGCCGTTCTTGTTGGCGTAGTTCTTGTAGTCGGTGGGGTCGTCAGCGTCCTGCACCCAGCCGTTCGACTGGTAATAGAACGAGAGCTTTTGCGAGCTTGATGGCGGCGCCTGAATCCAAAGCTTGCTGTCGCGGATCTGCCATAGAAATGTCAGTACGACCTTTGGCATACGGATGCGCAGTTGCTGCCAGGCTTGTGGGGAGATCGGGCCGATCGCAGGTAGGCGCGTGTCGACGTTCCACTGGGTCTGGTCGATGAACTGCCAGAAGTCGGCCGGAAGCTCAAACGAGCGTTCGAGCTGACCAGGGTACTCAGCAACGATGTCGATCTCGTAAAGCTTCGACAGCCGCTGCCATCCGTACAGGTTGAGCATGTCCTCGCCCGACATATTCAGGGCCTCGACCATTTGTTGCACGGCAGGATCTGTACTGCCTGCGGGGTCAACCGCGACTGGATAGCCAACCATCTTGCAGACAGACTGAATGATCGTCTGCAGCGTCAGGTAATTTTGCGTTTGATAAGTTGGCATCCAGGTTTCCTTTACTCAGCTGTCACAGCTTTCTTGCTGGACTTCTGCTGCGAGAGCTCCATCAAGCGCTGATTCATTTGATTCATCTGTTCCATCATGGCGCTGATCTGGTTGTCCTTTTCCTCAAGCGATTGCTGCATCTGAAGGATTGGGGCGTTACCTGCCGCCATTTGCAGGTAGGCGTTGGCTTTCTGCTTGTCGCCGTTAAACCCCATAATTGCCTGGGCAGCGCTTGAGCCATCGGCCGCTGCGGCGAGCTGCTCTGCGGTGACGATGTTGAAGAACTTGTATTCCTCGGCTTTTGATGCCGACATGAACGGCAACGAGGTGAGCGGAGTGCCAGATTGCTGATCGGCCCTGCCTTCTTTGTACGCAGCCCATTGCCGCGAAAAGCGGCGCGTATCGAGATTACGCACCAAGCGATCGATCACGCTGTGCTTATCGCCAGGGACCATGATTTCAACAAAATCAACTTCTTCGTAGATCGGGCGTCCTGCTTCACGCGACTTCGCCGCGTTCATTTCGGGCCGTGCATAAAAGCGCACATGCAGTTTCTTGTCGTTCTGGAAACGCGCGTCATCTTCTGAACGCACGCCGCCGGCAAGACCAGAGTCATTGCGGGAGAACGGATCGTTAAGCAGGTCGTCAAGACGTACTTCTCGCTGGGTGGTATTCATCATGGATTTTCCTTTTTTATGTGTAAACAGAGCGAGGGGCCGCAGCCCCTCTAATTGCTATTAAGCAGGTACTACTTCCGTCGGGTTCAGGACCGTCAAGTTGAATGCCGTGCCACCAATGCGTGAATCTGCAATGGCATCGCCGGTTGACGCATCAGCTGCTGGGTAACCGATGCCTGTAGACAGGGCCCCCGTAGCTTGCGATGCGGTCGCGTCGTACACGAAATTCGCAAGGGATGAAGAGAATGTTGCTGCCATTTCGTATCTCCAAAAAGCGCACAGCCCCTACGAGTGATCGAAGAAGGCTGTGCTAAGGATGCTCACCACCTGGAGAGCTTCTTGTTAGGCCGTGGTGTCAAACAAGCGACCCTGGAACTGCGCACCACTACATGTCAAATTGCCAGCCCACGCTAAGATCTGAACCTCGGCGTCCTGGTTGATGGAGTAGCGACGATCAGGTGACAGCGGAACCATGTTGCGGTCACGGTGAGGGCGCCAGGAGATGTACTTGGTGTTCAAGAAGAACGCAGTCTTTGCAGGACATGCGCCGCCGATACCGCCGTCGAGCACAACGTCAGCGTCCATGAACTTAATCGTGGGGAAGCCGAGGTTTGCAGAAGCAGGATCAGTAAAGCGCTGCTGTGGCTGCAACGAACCCATGTAGTACGACCACATGACGTTGTCCATGACGATCAGGTCAGGACGATCGCTGCCGCGAACCAGCTTGGCCCACAGTGCGTTCATGTATGTCTGGATGTTGCTTGAGGAGATCGCTGCGCCGCCATCGGTAGCTGCATCGAACTTGCCTGAGCGCCAGAAGGACCAGGTTGCACGGTTGATTCCACCGTAGGTGCCTGTGGCTGGATTGGTGGGCACAGCAGCGTCGAGTCCGGTTACTTCCTTGCCACCGTCGCCGGTGCCGTCGGAGTAGATCGAGGTCGAGAGTTGGTTAGCCATCGTGCTTTCAGCGACGTTGATGCGTGCTTCCATCAAGTCGATCATCTGCTCGCGTCCAGCGTTCTGCAGCTGCTCGAGGCCGCTGATTACGACAGGCACTGCGAACTGCTTGATCTGGTACTCGGCTGCGCTGATAACGTCAGCTGCGGCAACAGGCAACAGGTCGTAGCCGCTGTAAAAGCCAGCGTTTGGGTTCTCGGCAAACGAGAGTTCTTCGAGGATGACGTTACCGCCAGAGAACGTGCGAACTTTGCCGCGCTGATTCAGGCGCTGAAGGATGGCGTTGTTCTTGGTGACGTTGTCTGCGATTTGACGCGAACGGGACTGAATGGTCGTTGCGACGATGTCGCTAACTGAGGGATTGGCAAATGCCATTTTGGAACTCCTAATGAATTAGACAAAAAGGGATTGGCTTGACGCCGGTCTCTTTGGCTGTCTTTCTCTGGAGTCCGTCGCTGGTGGCTCTATGGAGTCCTGCGTTGCGGTGGCTCACTGCCGACAACCGCTTACTACTCAAAGCATCACTGTGGATGGCCCGTAGGTTCGCATCAGTGCGTATTGATGTTTTAACATCAGGTATAGATAGTGACAACGCGAGGGAATTACCCTCGCGCGTTTATTAACGCCCGTTCTGTGCCCAGGCGCTTTCTAACGCCGACCGAAGATCTGCCGCACTAGAGCTATTAGACCCACCGGACGGAGCTCCTGAGACGCTGACTGAGGCGGCTCTGGCTCTTTGCGCGACCTGGTTGGTGCTCTGGGCTTGCGTGGCTTTGTCACGGTTGGCAAGGATTTTGCCGATTGACGGGTGCGACCTACAGGCTTTGTCATAAGCCTCCTCCAGTGAGAGTTCTCGGCCACGTTTGTGAGCCATTTCGATTAAGTCGGCCATGTCGTCTTTGACGTCCATCGCAAACTCATGGTTTGCTAGAAAACCTTGCACTTCATTGCCGGCCTGCCCTTGCATCTGCTGCTCTTGCATTTGTTGCATTTGCTGGAACTGGTTCATGAACTGCTTAACCGGAGCAATTTCCTGCTCAAGCTTTTGTCGCATCATCACTTCACGAGGGTCTTCCTGTGGAGTTTGCCCAACGAGAGCATGGTCTAGCGTCTCGATGAATCCTTTGCCAAAGCGGCCAACGCCGTACTGGTTGATGATTTGTGAAACTAGTCCTGCGAGCTCGGGTGCCGTGCTGGTGCGCAGCCTGGCCGCTGTGGCCATCAGGTTGTCGATGGCCTGGAATGGATTGCTGTTCTCTGCACGAATGAAATGCTCGTAGGGGGCGATGGTGCGCTGAAAGGCCTCAGCCATCTTGCGCGACTCGGCCGTCTCCTGCATCACTCGAGTGAACTCACCTTCGCGGCGAGCGATTTCGCCACGGACCTCAGCCGGCAATGACTGCCAGTGTTGGCGTGTCTCTGGCTTCCAGGACTGCGGAGCACGCTCCTCGCGATTTGCCTTGGGCTCAGACTTCGGGCCAGGCTGGATGCCTTCCTCAGGCTTCTTTGCAAACTTGCCAGAGGGATCGCGTTCGCGACTTTCCCGAGGAGTTTCCCCCTCGGGTGCCGCTGTCTCACTCTCCTGGGCCGCTGCCGGCGCAGGATCACTGCTCACCGTTTGGGACGGTTCGGGTGCAGCAGAGGTTTCAAGCTGCGAGTCGTTCTGCGCGGGCGCTTCTGATTCGCCCATCGCTTCTTCTAAGCTCTCGCGTAGTGAGGTGGTGTTTTCCATAGGATTTTCCTTTTTTTTGTTTACGGCATTACTTCAAGTTCGTTGTCCTGGTTGGCACCAATGCCAACGCCAGCTCCGACGCCCATCAACGGTTTTTTGCCGCGTAGGAAGTCAGCCAGGACTTGCTGATACGTTTCGTTTCGCTTGCCAGCCGTGTCGATGATGCGATCCTCAACGGCCTGCATGAACGTGCGTGGAGCTGTGCGCAGACCAGCCTCGGATCCAGAGCCATACCATGCGACGGCCTGGCCTTCAGCTGGCGCCATGCCACGCTTGGCTGCGATCTTTCTGTAGAAATCTTCAAAGGCTCCGTACTCGGCACCTTTGGGCGCAGCCTCCCAGAATCCTGGGCGATTAAGCGCTTCCTTCATCGTCATCTCGCCGTTCTCAAACATCTCTCGAGGGCGGTACGTCGTTACAACGCCGGCTGGGTTCTTTTCTCGTAACTGAGTGGCGAGCCATTGGGGATCTTTGGTCGCCATGATCGGGCCACGCAACGCCATGACATCAACGGTTACAGGGTCAAGGTTGCCCATCAAGTTTTGATAAAAGCGGCCAAGCTTTTTGGTTTCGTCCAGGCCTTCGCCAGCGGCAATCTCGTAAGCGCGTTTGATAATGTCTTTCTGCGCGAGCGAGCCATAGCCCTTTTCAAATTTGAAGTCGGGCGCGTCAGGCGTGAGTAAGCCTTGTTTGTCGGCGACCCAAGTAGCCGAGCCGCGCTTGATCTGACCGGGCACAGGGCTGCGCTGAGATGCGCTTGAGAGGTGCTGCATCATGCGAGCAAACTCATCGGGCGTCTGGCCGGCGTCCATTGCTGCCTCGTAGAGGGGGCGGGTGCCATACCACTCGCGCATACCCATTGCGTCACCGCGCATCATGTTGCGCTCGACAGCGCGTCGTGCTGCGGGGTTGTCAAGCAGCTCTTCGGTGCGCTCGTTGTAGACGTACTCACCGCCTTTCTTACGAGGGTTCTGCCGCTCTGGCAGGAACTGCTCTGTCTCGATGTATGGCGACTCGGTCTTGGGCAGGATCTTGAGGTCTTCTGCTTTGTTGACCACATAGCCTTTACCGCCGGCCGCTTTTGATGCAGCGATTTGCGCTTCTGCGTCCTCGATTGCCTGGCGAACTGAGGTCAATCCTTTCTTGCCTGGCGCGACTGCAAAGCTTGGCGCGACCGGCTCAAGCACTTTGGCCAGTGGCCCAGTGCCTTCGACCATCGCGTTGTCGATTTGCTTTGCAGCTGCTTTGGCCAAGGGCTTGATGCCAGCTTTTGCAAGCTGTCCAGCGCCCAATGCGTCCATGCCCAGGAAGGCCATGTCCAGCGTCTCGGGCTTGAGCTGTGTTGTCCAGCCACTGCCGCGAGTGAGCGGCATGTCATACGCAAGGTTCTCAAAGCCCTCGGGCGCCTTGCCCATCAGGATCTCGCCTGCACCCATGCCGCCCAAGAGCGGGACCGCCTCTGGAACGCGTGCGTTATCCGCAAAGTCTCGCGCTTTTCTCAATGCTTCAGACACTTTCAGAGCCCAGTCACGCTTGACTGGTGTCGCTTTGATCTCTGCTTCGGCCATCTCAGTACCCTTTCAATCTCGCGATGGCTTGAGCGACGTCTTGTCGCGACACGGTGCCACCGTTGCGTTGATAGTTCTCTCGAGCTTCTTTTGCCCGAGACCATTCGCTCTTGAAATCGTCGGTGGTAGCTAGTCCTGTGGCCTTTAAATAGGCTCTGTGTTTTGCACGGCTTGAGAGGTCTTCACCGTTCGGGCCGGTCGTGTTTGCATAGTGGGAATCCCCCCATAATGCTGAATCACCAACACGACTGTCAGGCACAAAGTCGTCGGTTACTTCGATGAGCTCCAACGTGTTTTTGTCCTGGATGTAACGACGCTTCATTTCTTCTTGCCTTCCATCTTTTCTTCTTTCGCTTCAGGCATGCCTTTCTTGCTCATGGCCTTGGGCATGATCCCAGCGTGGTACTCGCCCATCTCATCGCCTTCTTCCTCAATCTCTTGCTGAACAAAGCGGCCAAGCTTGGCAGGGTCACGCAAGGCCTTGATTAGCGCTTCTTGCATTGCGTTCTTTGGTGCGGGTAATTCAATTTTTTCTTTCAAGGTCTTCTCCTGCTTATAGGTTCATGAGAATTGACTCAAGGTCGTCCTCGTCGGTGCTGACCACTTGTGGACCGCGCATCATGATTTCGATCATCCTGGCCACCGTCGGATCGATCGGTAGGGGCTGCGGGATAAATTCAGGCTCAAGCTCGACTTCAATCTCAAGCTCATCGACTGGCACCTCGGGCTCGGGCTCCCAGTCGCGGCGGTAATGGAATTGCGGAGCCCAGCCGCCGCGATAGGCGTACTTGACGTTGATGACGTTGTAGACAACGTCTTCGCCCTCGGTGATCGTGCCAATGAAGACGTCTTGAATGTCGATGGCACTATCAACGGTGTCACTGGCTTCGGTGATGTTTGCCTGCAGACTGATTACTTGGGCAATTTGACTCGAGGTGCTATCAGGGCCCTCGTCAATGTCGCCAGATACTTGCTGAACAAGAGTGTCCCATCGGCTGTCGCCAAATACTCCCTCGTCCCAGCGAGCACTTATCGTCATGGATTGCCCTCAGTAATCGAGAGCGTGACAACGTCGAGAATCATGCCGGTGAGTAAATTCACATCGGTCAAACGAATCTCGCCCGAGCCGCTCAGGTTCGACACCGTGAAGTCACCGACCCATGCGTCGCTAGAGTCGACGATTCGCGCCCAAACGGCCGTGCCGTTTGCGACCACTGCAACATCTGGTGGGTCAGTAAACGTGAGCACACCAGCAGAGACGGTGCCGGCCGGTGTTTGAAGGTCAAACGAACCAAGCACGGTTGTACCGGCGCCGCCAGGCGCGGGCTTGGGTCCCGTGTACAGCAAGAGAGAGCCGCCAGATGCAGCGGTGTTAACGATCTCCATCCGATCGTTTCGGATGTCGGTGGTGTAATCAGGCATTGGGTGCTCCTGCAGGTAATGGGGGTTGAGGCATCGGTGCTTGTGCAGGCATTCCCTGCGCAGGCATTTGAGGTAATGCCGGTGCCACTCCGACCACCTTGCCTGTTTGATCTCGGACTACTTTCTTGGGCGCAGACATCATCGCGGCCAGCTGATCAATCCGCTGGGACAGCTGCCCAACGGGTGAAGGCTGCTGGATAGGTGCCGCTGGCTGCATAGGAGGCGCCTGGGGAGGCGTTTGACCCTGCACTGGCTCCACGCCTATAACCTTGCCTATTTGATCGCGCACGACGCGTTTTGGCGCGGCTACACCCATCGCAAGCTGCTCGAGCTTGCCCATGAGGTTCTGAACAGTCTCGCCACCGGCGCCCATGAGGCCACCGTCGACAATCGTCTCGAGCGGAATAGGAAGAGGCATGCCGATCATGGCCATCTTCTCCATTGCATCGGCTAGATCCTTGACGGCGCCCGCGCGTTTCTCCATCGAGGCCGAGCGCTTCTCTTCGACGTCGGCCATTTGCTCGGGGCTTGGGGGCGCTGGAGGCTCTTTGCTCTTTTGCTCGAGCGACGAGATTGCCTGGTCGAGGATGCCCTCGATTTGCTGGCTACCCTTGAAGGCAGACATGCCCCACTGGATCATGCGCAAGAGGAAAGGCGCCGAGCCTGGCATTGCCTGAGCCATCGGCATGGCGGCATTCAGGAATGCGCCCAGGCCGTTTAAGAACTCCATGCGGGACTCGCGCTCCGCTGCCCAGTCAATCGCCGCCATCGAGTCAGACTGAACGACTACGCGGTAGCGGCTGGCCACTGGCTCTTTAAGGAGCTGAACGGCCTGCGGTGCCAATGCTTTGTCGGGGCTGAACTGCACATTCGAGCGCATGAGAATCGTCTCAGGCGTGAAGTGCTTCATGATGATTTCGGCTTTGATCTGCAACGCCGTCTGGATGAACTGCGCAACGAAGAACTGCTTGAGCTGCAAGCGGGTCGAGCCAAACGAGGCCTTGATCTGCTGCGCAGCTGCGGTCTCGGACGCCTTACTTGCTCCGCGCATGATGTCGGAGATGCCTAGCACCTCGTAGATCTGTTGGACTTTGTCCGAGCGATACACGCGCAGGTGATCAATCGCGTTTGTGATCTGATCTAGCGGCACCCAATCGATCTTGCCTTTGACCCCACCCGACTCAGCAAACATCGCCCAGTTATCAACGGGGATGAGCTGATTTTCTGCGGCCTGCTGGAACATGCGACCGACAGAGTCGCCGGCTGCTTTGTCGTAGACGCCGACAATCTTCGCGGCACGGGTCAGGTACTTGATGCGGGTGTTGATCTCATCAAGTTCGTCGAACTGGTCCTGCGCCATGATGAAATCAGCGCGGGCGATGAGGTTGGCCGTCGTGAGGTTGGCCATGAGAGGCTGGCCACACGGGAAAAAGTTCTCGAGACCAAGGGGATCGGGACGCTCATCGAGCAGCTTGTCCATTCCCTTGGAGAGCCAGTAAACGTGCTTGCTCTCTTTGCACCAGATTTCCCAGACTTCGCCCTTTTGCCAGGGGTCGTTCTTGACTTCGTTGCTGTAGCCCTTCTTGGTCGTCTTCTGCGAGACCAATGGAACAGCATTTCCGATTTCCTCGCCAAACCTCGCAACCAGGGCGTCGCGCGTCATGTAAACACGCCGTGCGACCCAGCGCACTTCCTCCCAGACGCGAGCCGGGGAGTAGAGAAAATCGTCGTAGGAGACCCACTCGGTGATCGCGTCTTCGTGCAAGAGCCGCTCGAACTGCTGCTCGGGCTCGAGCTCATTGCCCATCTCATCAAATGTCGCCGGGACCGTCTCGGTCTGGGTGTTGGCCTCGTAGCGGTTCCAGAGCTGGCCTTCGCCAACGATCAAATAGTCTTGAATCGCGTGTCGGGCGCTTGCATCGAAATCGCTGCCGTCTTGCTCGATCTCGTTGTTGAGAATTCGCTGCAGCATTTCGCTAGCAACGCGACCGACGTCGTCGTCGGGGTCCTTGTATAAGCGCGAAACGTCAGCCTTTGGTGGCCGTGAATAGACGGTAGCCAGGACGACCTGAATCGTTGACCAAAAAATGTTGACTCGGCTCTCGCCCTCTTCGTTTGCATCACGCTTATCGAGGTAACGCCGGTTGATTCTCTTGGCGTCTTTAAGAAATTTCTCGATGTCCTTTTCAGCCGCCTGAATTTCGGTGAGCCAAAGGCGTTGCTTGCCCGATGGCTCGTCGCCAAACTGGCTTGCCTTCTCTATCTTGTCTTCAGCCATCACGCGGCCTCATGTAAATGGTGTGTCATCCGATTCGGGTGCTCTTGATGGGGGCGCAGTCCCAGATGTCTTCCAACGAGAAGGCGTAATGAGCCCCTTGTGTCTGTTGTGGTTTTAACCCGCTACTTGCTTTTCCGTCAACGCGTTGGGAATTTCGCCTCACTGTGGACAAAGCTAAGTAGCGAAACGCATCTGCAGCATGCGAGTGCTGGTCGTGCTTGGGTCTGCTTCTGTAGATCTGGTTCTTTTCGTCCCACTCGCGGGAGTAACCCCGCAAGTGCTCGATGCCGTCGTAGCACTTCTCCTGGTCGAACCAGGTGTATTGCAAGGTCTGGCGTGCTGCTTCGATGCCGTCGAGCACACTGAGCTCGGGCACAAGCTTGGGGATGATGCCGTTGGAGATAAATGTCTCGATCATCGACTTGCCGGTCTGCAAGGACTTCGCGCGTGCGTCGTGCGGCAGAAAAACGTCTTTGACTTTGCCCAGAGACCGGATCCAGTCGATGTAATGGCCGATCGGTCTTGAGTCCGCTTCGTAGAAGTCGACCACCGCGATGCCGTTTGGTCTGTCTTGCCACACCCACCAGCTGCAGGAGTCGGTGAAACCTAAGTCGCCCACGACGTTGACCGGCATCTCGGGGTCGCGCTCCATGTAGGCGATGCGTCCTTCGTCCTGAGCTTTGTCCAAGTCTTTGGCGTAGAAGGCGCCAGGCACGGCGGCCGTGAAATCGCACTCGAATTCGACGCGGTAGCTGTCTTCGGTCATTGCCGCGCGGGCATCGGCTAGTTCTTGCTCATCGAGGATGCCTGTCTTGGAGGCCGGGAGCTCGAGCAAGAGGTGCGTCTTGGGGTTAAGCCGTGCCTCTTCGCGCATGTTCCAGAAAAAGTTGCGCCCAGCCGGTGTCCCCGCAAAGATGGCCCAGCCCTTCCTGTCGGATAAGGCCGGTCTCAAAACGGAGTACCAGGTGCTGGGTCTGATCTGACCGGTTTCGTCGAGCACCACGGCGTCCAGGTACAGGCCGCGCATGCTGTCTGGGTTGTCCGCGCCGCCCACGAAGATGGTCGATTCATCTCCGCGTGCGTTGTGGATCGTTATCTTGAGCTCGGTCTCGTTGGGCTTCTTGCTTTGGTATTCCTTGGTGAGGAGCTTGAGATACTCCCATGCTACTTTCTTCGCTTGCTCGCGGAACGGTGCGAGGTAGGCAACTTGCGGCCTGGGGTGCGGGCAGTCGAGTGCCGTGATAACCAGGTCGACGCACATGCCGACGGTCTTCCCGGCGCGTCGGTGGGCGACCACCACTGCCCAGCGCTTGTCGCGATTATGTAGTGGAAGAAAGCAGCTTCGGGGGACATATTCGGAAAGCTTCAAAGCCCTTTGCCCTCAAACTCGATGAGCATGTCGATCACATGCTTGGCCTTGTGCAGATCTGCAATGCCGCCCTTGTCGCGAAAGCGCGTGATGTACTTGATCGCCGTGTGCTGGCACGCGTCCAGGTTGTTGGCCATGCTGTACTCCATCGGCTGGATCTTGAGCTTCTTGTAGTGATCGCCGCCGACCTGTGTGGCCAAGGCGCTCGCGGGCGGTGCCTCAAAGCCTGGGATGTTTGTTTGTGGGGTGTTTCGCAACGTCTCTCGAATCTCTTCGATCATTCGAGTGCAGGCGCCTGTGCATGGAGTTGACGGGTGGTTACATCCTGGGATTGCGCATGAGGTGGTCATTGTGTTGAGATTCCTGAAACACTTTTCTTGGGGTATTGGATACGGGGGGAGGGGGACCCAGTGCCAGCCCCCGCCCCCCACCTGCCGATCGAGGGGGGGTGGGGGTCGAAAGTCCGGAGCCCGAGGGCACGGGCACGGGCAGCACGCATGGCCAGGCACAGGGCCAGAGCTCGAGGCTTACTCACCTGCTCTCACCTGGTTGACGCCTGGCATGCCGCCGGCGATAGGTGCTTCGGATTGAAAATCCGTAGCCAGCCGCGCCGTTGCTTGCTCTCCGCTCGTTTGTGTAGCTGGTGTGATGTCAATGACATCGCCGCCTATCTTTCGGCCGGCCAACCAGCCGAGGTCGACCTTGACTGCGCCGCCTCCCTCGCCGGTGATCTCGATGGGGATAACACGCGAGACAACCGCCGCGTAGATCTTCCTGTCCTCGATGCCGCCCAGGGCTCGCTCTATGAGCCAGCCAGCCAGCCCGTCTGGGTGGCACTTGCCTGGTTCGATCGAGTCCATGACGGCCTGCCGTATCGATCGCGTGACCTTGTTGGGCGTGCCAGGCGGTCGACCTCGCGCCGTCAGGTTTGCCAAGGACGCGGGAGAGGATCCTTTCCCTTTTTTTTCCTTGCCCTCCCTTTCCAGGGTACTCACGCCCTCTTGCATCTCAATCTCACCCCAATTTTTAATTGATAAGACATTCTCACCACACCTTGCACTTTCCACAACATGCGGGAAAAGCTAACGACCTGCTCCAACCAAACTCACCAACCCATAAGCCCAACTCAAAGCCACCATCGCCAACCCAACCACCACCAAGTAAACCTTCACCCCAAACCAACCCGACCGTGACATGGGGTCAAGGCGTGACAGACATGTGTTTTATATACACATGTCACGTTTGTCACGCTTTCCCTGGTCCCCTGCGTGACACGTTTGTCACGTTTGTCACGCCTGTCACGCTCAATGTCACGCTTCATGTCACGCCTCTGGATGGTCGCTTTTCTGCACCAACTGGCCCATGTAACGTCTCCAGTCCCGATTAAATGCCTGCCTCTTGGCCTCAGCATTGCCCGTATGCATCTCGTAATACTTCAACCGAACATCCTCTCGATTGCCTGTCTCGGACGCCAACAGAGCAGCCTGCAAGATTCCGGTGTTCTTAGATACGACAGGCTTTTGGGGTTGCTCATCGGTCTCCTCAATTACGCAGCTGGTCAGGCGCTCATGCTCCTCGGCATCCGAATCGAAGTCGGACATCGCGCCCAGGTCGATGGTCTTCAGCTTGAAGTTGTACAGGTCGTAGTAGTCGCGCCCTTCCTTTTGCTTCTCGATGCGGAAGGTTCTGATGTCGTCGTTGCGGATGATGCTGATCTCGGCATCCATCGCGCCCTTAAGACTTGAGTGGCCCCTGGATCCCTTGGTCTCGTCCTTGCCTGAGTGATGGATAAACATCACGGCGCACTGGAACTGCTCTTCTATCTTCTTGGCGTTGCTGATCACGGCGCCCATATCTTCGGACGCGTTCTCGTTGCCGCCTGGCATCACCCGGTTAAGCGTGTCGACGATCACTAGCGCGAGCTCCTCGCCCACGCTGTCTGTCACCAATTGCATGGTCTCAAGCAGGTCGTCCATGTCCTGGTGCGGGTCAAGCATGTTGACGGCCCTTTGCATGATGAGCAGGTTCTCGAGCTCGTCCTCGGCTAGGTTGTTCTCGCGGATGTAGGCCATCGTCCTGGACGTCAGGTCGCCCTCGGCCGCGATGATGAGCACCAGTCCCTTCTTGACTCTCTTGCCGCGATACTTATTGCCTCTGGCAATCGCTGCGCCAATGTCGAACGCGGCGAATGACTTCCCTGAGCCTGGAGCGCCCCACATCACGACCAGGCCTCGCCTGGGGATTACATCCAGGACACGCCAGCCAACGCGCTGCTCACGCATCAAGTCAGCTGCGCGTAAGAACCTGAACCGCCCCCGACGCTCCTCGGCTTGGACCTGGATCTTTTCCTGGTGCTTGTGAATCAAGATGCTGTGGTCCACATTCGGGACCTTGGACTGCTCGCCCCTGACCTGGTTGTGCTCGAGGTCTAGCGCTTGGGTGAACGCGTGTTGTGGCCGCGTCCTGCAGTGGTCATGCAAGCAAGTGAAGTTGCCGAAGTCAAAGCCGTTGAACTTGGGCAGCGTGTAGACGGTGGCCGTCTCACTTTCGCTCGGTCCCGAGTGCTCATCGGCGCATGGGCAATGCACAGCAAAGCGCCCCCCGCCCAGGTCACGCTTAACCATGCTGCGTGCCAGCAGCTCACGCAGGACAGGGTCGGTGCTCGATATCTGCGCCAGGTTCTTGGCCGTGCTTGCGCCCTCAGGCTTGAGCTCAGGCGCCTCGGCCAGCATGGTGTCTACGTCGATCGGCTCACCCTCAAAGAAGTAATCGGTCGACGTAAACATCGGCGTAAAAAAAGGCTGTTCGCCGCGATACACACTTGCATCAAATTTGATGCCTTGTATGTCGCGCTCAATCCTGGCTTGAACAGCCATGCACACACGGATCCTCTCTTCCCTGGTCATCTCTCTGGATGCCTCAAGGATGGCTCGCGCCCTGGGGGATTCTGGGGTGTGACTAGAGGTGGTGTAAGCAAATGCTGAATACGGGATCAACCAGGTGCGCAGTTCTATGAATGCTTCCTCACCTGGCATCCCATCGAAATCCATCGGGATGAATCGCGAGGGCTCTACGCTCTCTTTGGAGCGCTGGCCATTACTGAATGGTGCCGAGATATAGGTGTAGCCCTTGACGGCCGCTCGCTTGGACAAAACCTCGGTTTGAAACGCTTGAAAGTCTGCAGCCTGGCACTGCTTAGGCGTCGCATCGAACCGGCTCACGCCAAGCGAATATCTGATCACTGGGGATGGTTCCTCGTGGAGTACCGCAGACATTGATCACTCTCCTTTGTTCTTTGCACTTGTTCTCCCATCTACTTAAGGTGGCGGTCGGCTCGGGGAGGGAGAGTGAAGACCCAGCTCAGTGCATGATCAGTGCGTGAGTGCCGACCGCCGTTGCAATTTTCTTATTAACTTGATATTTTCACAACGGTGCGGGAAAGTTAAATGCCTGCGAGATCACGCACGCTCAACTTGATCTTCCGTTTCTTGGCTGTTGCCAGAAGCAGCGGCCAGTACTTTTGGGGCACCAGGCCGTTCGTTCCTTTGTTTGCTTTGTCATAGCCCCACCGAGTGATCGTTGACTTGGATACGTCCAGGATGCGGGAGACCTCTGCATTGGACCCAAATGCGTCAATTACGGCCTGGGCAGGAGACTTTTCTTCTCTCTTTGACATGGTTTTATCTAACAGTTGTTAATATCTCAATAGGATAGTAAAATTGTCCTAGAACTTCCACCTGCGGGAATGTTAAACACGAACGAGATCATGAATACGAAACCTAATACTGAATTCAACAAACAGTGGTTTGTTAGCCGGCTACAAGCGATCAAATTGTCGCAACGACGCCTGGCGAAGATGATTGATCTCGACCCCTCGGCCGTGACTCTGATGTTGAGCGGACGCAGAAAGATTACAACCGGCGAGGTCCACAAAATCGCGAACATCTTAAACGTCTCTGTCGCAGAAATAATGCGCCATGCAGGCATTGATGTCACTGATGATGTGCGCAAGGTAAAAATCAAAGGTTTCATAGGGGAAAAGTCGCGCGTCACCTTTTTTGAAGACGGCTCATTTGACTGGGCCATCGCTCCTGCCGATGTCCCCAACGACTCATTCTGTTTGCAAGTGCGTCAGCCCGGATCGACCAACGATGGCTGGCTGATTTTTGTATCTGGCGAAAAGACAACAAGCCAAAACCTTGTTGACCGCCCAGCTCTAGTCGAGCTTGCTGACGGCACACAGATGACTTGCTTGGTGCGCCGTGGGTACAAGGCCAACACAGCAAACATCTACCCCCTGCACGGCGCTGGCGATACCCTCGAGAATCAAACCATTGCCTGGGCAAGCCCAGTGCTTTGGATCCGTCCCGCTTAGTTGTTTTTACCCTCATTTGCATTTCGTTTTAGTGTTGCTATAATCTCAACGCGTTATTAAAAACAGGAGATATTCATGCAGAAAAATGGAAACTGGGCTTACCTCCCGGACTACTCTTCCCAGCATCACACCCTCAAGTTTGTCAGACAGTCACGCAGCCGTGACACCTACCACTCCCTCCAGGACGAAGAAAAAATCCCTCCAGGTGCGTATGTTGGGGGGATTGGCTTTTTGTTTTCGATCGTAGTGTTGTTATTAATCGGACATGATGCGGGTTTCTAAACATTTCAATTCCACAATGTTTTTTGGGCTATTGATCTTTGCAAGTGACTTTAGTTTTTTTATCTTTGAAGTGGCCCTCTCTTCTGCTTATCCAGATCGGCTGGCTATAAAAAATCTTGATACATAAACGAGGAAACAAAAAATGACGTTAAAGGAATTATCGACTGAGCTAATTGCCGCCAAGAAGTTAGAGACAGAGGCAAAAGCGAAAAGAATAGAAATAGAAAGAATGATTTTTGATTTGGTCGGTGCCGATGTTGGCGCGGATTTTCAAGTCAGCAGTTTGTACTCCTACCAGGCCGACCCGGCCTCCTTGATGTTGGCCACCATGAGTTGGCCAGCAGAGTTGCAGCCCGCATACCTGTCACCCAGGATTGATGAGACGAGGCTTGGCAAAATTAAGAATGAGATGCCCGCGCTGTGGAAGCAAATCGCGCATCTCATCGATATCCAATACAAACAGATTAATCTGTCCGTTTTAGTTGACTAGAGTGAATTTGCAGATGAGGTCAATTTGCCTCAGCTGCAAATATCACAGAAAGGTTTGTTGTAAATATTCGGGAGGTTCTATGAGATACGAGCACATCATTGAGCTCGACACGCAAGACTCGCAGGACATGATCAATGTCTTCGACCAGGAAGGCCGCGAGGAATTCTTGAACGAGATGCGGCTGTATCACCTAAGTGGCCACCACCATGTCCTGGACGATTTCGAGCTAGTCGATTGCATCTACGGCCAAATGATGATTGATGGCCCCTACGTTGCATGGCTTGACCGAGACCGTCTGGTTGTAGGCATCGCCTGCGCAATCCTTCATTGAGAAAAACTATGAGAACACTTATTCGTTTCCTTATGCAGTCCTTGCTGGTGCTTGTGATTGCCGCTGGGATCCTGATGGCAGTCGATGCCGTCGCTCAGACCTGCACCACCTACTACGACCAGAACACAGGCCGCTTTTGCCGTGTGTGCCCTGGACCTGGTGGCGTCGGCACCGTGATTTGTTATTGATGGAGTGTTGAGATTATGGCAACAGTTAAAGAACTTACCAATGATTGGCTGGCAGCAAAAACCGATGAGCGCCTGGCAAACCTGCGCCGCATCGCGGTCGAAGAGGCGTTGATCAAGCTCGTCAACACTAAGGAAGAAGGCTCTGTCACGACTGACATTGGCGACGGCATCAAGATCACCACAGTCGGCAAGCTTTCCTACAAGGTCGACCGAGTCACGCTCGATGAGCTCACCGAGAGCTGGCCCGAGGACATTCGTCCACTACGCCTCGAGCTCAAGGTCGACGAGACGCGCCTTAAAAAAATCCGCTCAGAGCAACCCGCGCTCTGGTCCCAAATCGCCCGCGCTATTGAGGTCAAGCCTCAGAAGACTGGCGTCTCTATTGAAATTGAGGAGTGAAGCAATGGCGTTCGATTTAAGCAGTATCAGCAAGACCAAGCGCATGGAGGCGCCAAAGATCCTCCTGGCCGGCGAGCCCAAGATTGGCAAGTCAACCTTCGCCGCGATGGCGCCGAACTCGATCGGCATATTGACCGAAGACGGCATGAGCGGCATTGACGCCGACGCATTCCCGATTGCTCAGTCTTTAGACGACATCTATTCCGCGATCGGCACGCTACTAAATGACGATCACAAGTTCGAGAACGTCTTTCTCGACAGCCTCGACTGGTGTGAGCCACTGATCCAGGCGCATGTCTGCAAGGCCAACGGCTGGAAGGACATCGAGACGCCAGGCTTTGGCAAGGGCTATGTCGCGGCAGCAGCCGAGTGGAAAAACCTGCTCGATGGGCTTGAGGCTTTACGCCGCGAGCGTGGCATGGGCGTGATCCTGATCTGTCACGTTAAGCAGCAGCGCATCGAGTCGCCCACGCATGAGGGTTATGACGCCTGGGTGCTCAAGCTGCACAACCGCGCCTCTGCCCTGGTGGAAGAGTGGGCCGACATCGTTGGCTTTGCTGCCCACCGTATTGCGATCAAGAAAACAGATGCAGGGTTTGGCAACAAAGAAACCAAAGCGCTGAAGACTGGCGAACGCATGCTGTACCTCGAGGCGCACCCAGCGTACCCGAGTGGTAATCGATTTGGTCTGGAGGACTGCCCACTTTCGTGGGACGCATTTTCAGAGCAATTGTCCGCGCGTCTAAGCGCCTAACTTTAAACACGAAGAGGAAACTTAAATGGCAAAACTTGGATTCACATACGGCGGCGACGTCGAAGAGCTCAACAGCAACGACTTCGATCGCAAGCCCTTACCCGATGGCGAGTACGACGCGACGATCACCGACGCCGACTACCGCGAAACAAAGACCGGCACTGGCTACTACGTTTCGGTGGAGTACTTGATTACTGGTGGTGAGTACGCCGATCGAAAAGTCTGGGCCAATTACAACCTGGTCAATTCAAACCCGAAGGCCCAGGAGATCGGTGAGCAGCAGTTTGCCAAGCTCTGCCTGGCGACATTGGGCAAGCCCAGCTGCGGCGACACGGACGAGCTGATTGGCTCGTCGCTTGTGATCGGTGTGGGCCTTGAGAAGAACGACCCGACGCGCAATCGCGTCAAGTACACCTCGTCGCTCAAGACCATCGCGGCACCTGCGCGTGCAGCGCTTGCTGCTCCACCAGCTGCGGCCGCGCCTCGCAAGAACGCCTGGCAGAAGTGATAAGCAAGGGGGGAAAGCCGCCAGGCTAGTACCCCAACCATCGCGGAGACAACATGACATCTAAGCCTGTACCACCCAACATGATTGAAAGGGTCAATCGCCCTCATCTTTCAATTGCTCACTTCTTCAACATCGTTCCACGCCCTGGTTCTCTCGACGCATTGAAAGAACCCAGCAACATCGGCGGCAAGCTTTATTACCCCGAGGTCAAGCTTGATCGCGCGAAGGCAAAAAAATGAAAACGCACATAAGAAGAGCGCTGGCGCTCCTGCAAACCGGCCATGACTTAAACGTGCCCACTGCTATCGAAATTTTAAAAATTGCATTGGAGTCCGATCCTGTCGCCTGGCGCTTTCGGCACCGAAACGAATGGCACTACATGGGCAAGGATGACCCGTTCCCTTCTGATGGCTGGGAACCGTTGTATGCGGAGATAACAGAATGACAGAAGACGAATCTTGGGAAGAGCTAGAGCAGAGACTAAAGAGACAAAACCTCACCCAGTACTTGCAACGTGCTTACGCAGAGGCCTCTCGCTTTATTGAAGAAAACAAGAACGACCTTGGCACCATGACTTTGCGCAAGGCCTTTGAAATCGGATACAGGTACGGATACAGCGATGGCACAAATCCCAGAACCAAGTAAGAGCACGGCGCGAAAGATTCACTGGCTATATGAGCAGAAGAAAGAAGACCCACGCCCCCACATGGGCTGCTCGGTCATCGGCCACAGCTGCGACAAGTACATCTGGCTTACCTGGCGCTGGGCGCTTGAGTCCAAATTCCCAGGTCGCATCAGGCGCATTTTTGATACCGGCAAGCGCGAGGAAGAGAGGCTTGTGTCCGATTTGCGTGCGCTTGGCATTGAGCTTTACACCACTGATGAAGAAAGCGGCAAGCAGATTTCTGTAAACGCACACGACGGCCACTTTTCCGGGTCGGTCGATGGCATAGGGCGCGGCTTTGAAGAGGGCCCAAAGAGCTGGGCGGTGCTCGAGTGCAAAACACACAACACCAAAAGCTTTGCCGATCTGCAAAAGAAAGGCGTGCGCGAGTCCAAGCCACAGCACTACGCGCAGATGCAGTGCTACATGGGGCTGCTTGAAATTGATCGCGCGATGTATCTGTCCCAGTGCAAGGACAGCGACGACCTCTACTCGGAGTGGGTTCACTTTGATCAAGACGTCTTTGACAACTACATGGATCGCGCTGGCCGCTTGATCAAGTCAAGCACCGCGCCGGTCAAGATTTCGCAAGACCCGAGCTGGTATGAGTGCAAGTGGTGCGACTTCTACGAGCATTGCCACGGCGAGCAAATTGCACAGGCTAATTGCCGCACCTGCTGCCACGCAACGCCTGAGAAGAACGCGGCTTGGCATTGCGAGGCGCACGGCAAGAAAATCACATTCCAGGACCAGATCAAGGGCTGCGCCCAGCACCTCTACATCCCAGACCTGGTGCCGTTTGCCAAACCCGTCGATGGCAGCGCCACGCACATTGCCTACAAGAAAGAGGACGGGACCGAGTTTGTGAATGGCTCGCTGCCTGGTCAGTTCAAGAGCACTGAGCTCGCAAGCATTGACCCGGCCATGCTTGGCGACAAGTTCGTCCAGGAGATCAAGGAGATTTTCGGTGCGGAAGTCGGACCCAGCATTGCCGACATGAAGGATGACCTGGAGCTCGTCTATAGCGAGGACAACTCCCCCGAAGGCAAGAAGTTCAAGGCGCAAATTGAAAAGAACAAAGCGACCATAAATGCACTCAAGGCGATGACACGATGATGAGGACTGCGATGGCAATAGATCCAATTGAGCACTGGCTGCAGTGCATGCTTGGCCAAATCCAGGCGCCAAAGGTACGGGGGCACCGTCGGTATGTTGACGGCACCTACGTCCCGGCCGATGAGGCATCGCGCAAGGTTGTCCACGAAATCGTCAAGGAACATGGGGAGATTTGCGCCCAGGACATTTTGAAGCTTTCAGGCTTTCAGAAGACGACGATCTACCGAGCTCTAGAGCAGCTGGTTCATGCCGAGATCCTAGACACCGTTAAGTCAAAGACACCGACAAAGAACGGTCGATACCTAAAGAACTACATCATCAAGAAGAGAACATCGCTATGAGCTACACAATCGGATTTGACCCAGGCCTGGACGGCGCCTTCACCGTCCTGGACGACAACGCACAGATAGTCCAGACCTTTGACATGCCGACCGTCGAGGTCAAGGTGGGCTCGAGCATGAAGCGCAAGGTCGCCCCCCAGGCGATTGTCGCGGAGCTCCAGCTGTTTACCCGCGAGCCCTGCTTTGCCGTGGTCGAGAGCGTGTCTGCGAGGCCTGGGCAGGGTGTGACCTCAATGTTTGGCTTTGGTCGCTCCCTGGGCGTCCTAGAGGGGCTTCTGGCGGGTCTGATGATCCCTTATCAGCTGGTGCCGCCTCAGACCTGGTCCAAGGCCATGAAGCTTGCGCCTGGCAAGGGGGCCAGCCGGCAGCGGGCGATGGAGCTCTGGCCGGCCCACGCCAGTGAGTTCAAGCGAGTTAAAGACGACGGGAGAGCGGATTCAGCCCTGCTCGCCCTTTATGCCATCCTGCACCGTTGAGAATTTGACAACATATCATGCTTAAAACTATACTGGAAACAGCAGTCGAGCTTGGAGTATCAAGCTCAACTGTGCGTCGATTGATCGACAAGGGCCAGCTGCCTGCCTACCGGATCGGAGGCGCATGGCGGCTGGATTTAAACGAAACCAAGGAAGCACTTAAACACAAACCCAAGGAACACGAACCATGTCTATATTTAAACGAGGGGACGTCTGGCACATCCACATCCAGACAGATCACCACACAATTAGAAGATCGGCTAAGACAAGCTCGCGAAAAGCTGCGCAAGAGCTCCACGACAAAATCAAGGCTGATCTGTGGGAGCAGGAGCGCTTAGGCGTCAAGCCCAAGTACACCTTCGAGCAGGCCGCAGTCCGCTGGCTTGATGAGAAGGACCACAAGCGCTCGATTCGCGACGATATTGCGAAGCTTGAGTACTTCCGTATTCACCTGGCCAAGCTGACGTTAGACAGCATCACCCGCGACCAGGTTGTCGAGCTTCTTGCTGGATTTGAAACGCCTGCGACCAAAAATCGCTACGTCGCATTGCTGCGTGCAATCTTCAGGCGTGCTCGCGATGTTTGGGAGTGGGTCGATCGCGTCCCAGCCTTCCAGACTTACGTTGAGCAGAACTCTCGAGTGTCGTACCTAACACCTGCCCAATTTAACGGCCTGGTGGATGCGTTGCCGGAGGCTCACAAGGCTCCTGCAGTGCTTGCCGTCTCCACGGGCTTGCGCAAGTCAAACATCTACGGCTTGCGCTGGGACCAGGTTGATCTCGAGAAGCGTATGGCGTGGATCAATCCCGAGGAGGCCAAGGCGGGACGCGCGATTCCTGTACCTTTGAATGATGACGCTTACAAGGCGATCAAAGCTCAAGAGGGCAAGAGCGATGTCTTTGTCTTTACGTGTGAGCAGATTAGTTGGAAGGCATGGCAGGCGGCGCTTAAAAAAGCTGACTTGCCGCAGACCATGAGATTCCACGATCTGCGGCATACCTTTGCCAGCTGGCATGCAATGGCCGGGACGCCAATGCATGTCATCCAGGAGTTAGGGGGCTGGAGATCAGCTTCAATGCTCCAGCGGTATGCACACCTATCCCAAAAACACCTGATCGAACAGGCCAAGAACATCAACATCAGTTCGAGGCCAAATCTAAGGGCTGTTGCTTAACTACCAAAGGGGCTTCGGCCCCTTTTTTATTGTGGAACTTTGCAGGCAATCAGCATGCTGCGTTCACTGGTTTGCCCAATAAACCCGCCGCTGGATGCTGTACCGCTTGTCCTGGTCATATTCGCGTTGCTGCCGAAACTTCCGACCACCATACTTTCACCGCTGCGGTCCAGGATGTCGTAGCCGGCTTTGCCACAAATCTCGCCTGCAGAGGTCAAGCATTTATCCCATCCACGGGCAGCGCCGCTGCAATTCAAAGAGTAGGATTTTCTGCCGTCGGGACCGTAGCTTTCACGTACAGTCGCACAGCCTGTTAGAAGGGAGAGTCCGAACACAAAAACAAGTAAATGCTTCATGTGAAATTCGCCTTACTACACATTTACTACACAAAGCGCTTTAGCTAGAACTTCAAAAATCGGCTAAAGCCTTGATTTTATTGGCTCCCCGAGCTGGACTCGAACCAGCGACCTGCGGATTAACAGTCCTATCGATAATTGCCTAAGTAATTGATTTGTATGTGTTTTTGTGTTGTTTTGTGTGTCAAAAATAGCCAGATTTATGCACATTTTTGCTCAGTTACAACACAAAAACTACACACGATTTTCTAAGCAAAAACTGACATCGCTCCCGCGTACAGCTGCTGCCGGTGATCGATGCCGTGCGTGCCGCCGTTGATGCGCTTGGTCATGGCAACGATGTCGTTTGCGTCGGCCAAGGCGTTGAGCCCGTTCCTGGACCAAAACCACCCGGCAGACTCAGCGGCCAGCGCCGGCTCCGCGACCAGGTTGGGATCCACCAGGGCCTCGTTGTTGCACTGAAGCGAGAAGGCCGCGTAGTTGTCCTTGCCGGTCAATTGGATGAGGCCACGGCCGCGATACGTCCAGCCATCGCCGCTTGCCTCGTCGCCGTTGCCCATGCGGTCGCAATAGGCGCGGTTGGCAATCTTCTCAGGGTTCCTGGCGTAGGCGGCAGCGATATCTGGCGGGAATCGGCTTGGCCAGACACGGGAGAGCGCCTCGGCGGTGTAGTTCAGGTTTTCGACCACAAACTGGAATCCGCCAGATTCGTGCGATACCTGGGCGAGGAACCCAGCGACCCGGTACGGCGTATTGATCTCAAAACGGTTCATCGTGGCGTTCAGCTGCTCGCACCACTTGTCGGCCATCGCCTGGGTGCAGATGCCGGATGCGACAAGCTCTTCTTTACTGACTTCCATTTCCTTTCCCCTGTGAGGTTGATTT